AGGATTGGGCGCTGATGGCCTACTACAGTAACCGACAAAAAGCAGCCCACGAAGCCCATGGCTAGGTTGCGACAACAGGCTATTCCTGTACCAAAAATCAACCCACACACAGGGGAGCCGCTCATGGAGGAGATGGCGAGGCAGGCTACTAAGAAGCAAGAGGAGTTGGACACCATGCTGCGGGACGGAGAGTTGTCGTGAAGAAGTACCCGATAGTTGAGGTGGAGTGGTTGGACTCGATTACGGATGGTGGCTGGCGTCCGCCAGAGGCGTATTTGGCATCTGCGGCTCCCGACCAATGTAGGTCGGTGGGCTATCTACTGAAGTCAGCCCGCACGTCAATAACGCTCATGCAGAGCCGTTCAGACCTCAGTGGGAACATGACCAATTCTGTTACCATACCTAGGGTTGCTGTCAAGAGTATCAAGAGGATGAAGGCAGAGGAAGAGCGATGACCACCGTTCCTGCTGTTCGCCCTTACCGTGAGCTTCTTCCGAACGGGGAGATGCGTCACAACATGCACTACGGCCAGATAGCCGTGATGATGTCCAAGGCACGGGAGATACTTGCGCTTAGCGGAGTTCAAAGTGGAAAAGCCTTAGCCATAGATACGCCGATTCCAACCCCTAACGGGTTTGTTAGCATGGAATCACTGCATCCTGGCGACGTGGTCTTTGACGATGGTGGCAGAGAGTGCCAAGTGATATTTGCCACCGAAATCCAGTATGGACGGAGATGTTTCAGGGTAGAGTTTGATGATGGGGCCTGGCTCATTGCAGATGCTGACCATTGTTGGAAGACCCAGACTGCCACACAGAGGAAAAATGAGACGAGACAAGTCAAAATCCCTGTGCCTGGCTGGGCATACCTGCAAAAGCGCAGGCATCCTCGGTCTAGTGTTGTTACCACAAATGGCATTCGCCGCACCCTTATTTCAAGAGAAGGGGCGCTCAATGAGTCAACGAATCACTCTATAGCCCTCTGCCAGCCTGTTACTTATCGAGCAAAAGACTATCCAATCCAGCCCTACACTTTAGGATGCTGGCTTGGAGACGGCACATCTGCAAGTTCCAATATAACAACTATGGACGAGGAGGTATTGGCTGGCATCACTATAGAGGGTTACAGTCTCCATGCCCGACCATCCCCCAACACAGGCAAAGCTCAGACTTATCAAGTGGGCGGAGGACATCCAAGCGGAAGCCTTGCAAGTCGGGCAAACACGCTGCAAGGGCGGCTTCGTACCCTTGGGGTGTTGAACAACAAACATATCCCAGACAGCTATCTCAGGGGTTCCTACGACCAACGCATGGCCTTGCTAAGAGGCTTGATGGACACCGATGGATATTGCGCTCCAAATGGACGGTGTGAGTGGTCGAGCGTGAAACCTTTGTTAGCTTACGGCTTTGGCGTCTTGCTCTCCTCGCTTGGCATCAAGTGGCGTAGTCGAATCAAAACGCCACTTTGTAATGGGATTCCATCTAAAGACACCACCGTTTTTGACTTTTGCACCACGTTGCCTGTTTTTACAATTGCCAGAAAACTGGTAAGACAGGCGAAGGTCAATCGCCCAGATGTGCGCCGCAGATTTATAACTGCCGTCGTCCCCATTGCATCTATGCCAGTGAAGTGTATTCAGGTGAGCAGTCCTTCCAGCATGTATTTGGCTGGCTATGGTTATGTGCCAACACATAACACCTCAGTAGGCGTGGACTGGATGGACAGGGAGATAGCGGAACGGGGCGAGGGCGACTATCTCATGGTGTCGGCCACGTACCCCCTCATGCAACTGAAGCTCTTACCTGAGTTCTTGGACGTGTTTCAGCACATGCAGCACAAAGGCCGCTATCGTGACTCTGATAAGGTGTTTGAGTTCACAGTAGGCAAGACACGGGTGATATTCGGCACGGCCACCAACCCCGAAAGCCTTGAATCGGCGACGGCGAAGGCTGCTGTGGCCGATGAAGCGGGGCAACGCCAGTTCCGCCGTGAGGCACGAGAGGCTCTCCTGCGACGCCTCAGCATCCACCAGGGGCGGATACTGTACCCCACGACGCCCTACCTGTTGGGCTGGCTGAAGACTGAGCTTTTTGACAGAGCAAAAGAGCCAGATAGTGGCATTGAAGTCATCTCCTGGCCCTCGACGGCCAATCCCGCTTTCCCCCCGGAGGAGTTCGAGCGGGCCAAGAAGACCATGCCTGGATGGAAGTTCCGCATGTTCTACGAGGGGAAGTTCGAGCGGCCCGCTGGACTGGTCTACGACGCCTTCGATGAGGCCGCCTGCAAGATAAAGCGGTTCGCCATTCCCGCAGCCTGGCCCCACTACGTCGGCCACGACTTCGGGACAGCGAACCCCGCAGCCATGTTCTATGCCCAGGACCCCGCCACGGGATACTTCTACGCCTATGATGAGTACAAACCTGGGCCTGGACGGTCTACCAGGGAGCATGTGCAGGAGTTCAAACGGCTGACCGAGGGCTTGAACGTGATGAAACGGGCTGGCGGCAGCCACCAAGAGGAGGAGATACGGGAGGCGTACAGGGCCAACGGCTGGTTCATCCAGGAACCCAAAATCCACGACGTGGCGACTGGCATAGATAGGGTGTATGGCCTTCACAAGCTCAATAAGCTGTTTGTGTTCAATGACTTGCAGAAGTATCTTGACGAAAAGCTGTCTTACTCGTATGCTTTGAACGATAAATACGAGCCGACGGACGACATTGAGGACAAAAGTACTTTCCACCTCCTCGACGCAGAAAGATATATCCTTTCCGACTTCACGCCTGAGCTGGTGGACGGGGACAATCAGAGGTTTGTGATGCAACGCCACGGAGGGTATGCCCGACGCATCATCAGAGCAGGCGGACAGCGGTCCAGGGTGGTGACACGGAGATAAGCGCATGATGCCAGACATGATGGCCCTTCCTGCTCCTGCCGCTTCCCCAAACGGCAACGGCTTTGACCAGGGGATGGCTTTGATGCCGTCCTTCCCACGTCCGCCGACCCCTGAGCAAATCGTCAAGATGGTTGACCAGCACGAAGTGGATGTGCAGCCTCTCCGAGACCGCATGGAGAGCGACTACGAGCTTTACAGGCTCACTGACCACGTGAACACCGACCCTGTGTCAGGCGAAAGCCTCATGGATTATGCGGTTTACACATCAAATGAGCCACGCAACTTTGCCAACAAAGTCATTGCATGGCTCGCACAAGCCCAACTTATGATACGGGTTGAGCATATCAATGACAGGACCCACCCCAAAGAGGTGGATAACCTCAAAGAGAGGTTGTTCCTGGGCTTGCTGCGGGCCGCAGATGAGCGATTGGTGCGGATGCTCCAACCAAAGCTGCGGAATCAGCTATCTTTCTTCGTCAGTGTTCGCGGAGGGATGCTTTCAGGACGCTGTTTGCTAGCCAAACGGCCTGACGGCTCGACTTATGCGGATGTTGCCCCTTGGGACTCCATGAACGTCCATTGGGGGGTTGGCGCCGATGGCCTGGAATGGGCCTGTTACAAGATCAAAAAGACCCGTCAGCAGATACAGGATGAGTACGGCATCAGTGTGGGACAGCAACCTTTCCAGATGGACGGCTCAACTGATGTGGAGCGGGAAGGATTCGATGTTTACGACTTCTATAACGGTTGGATAAACACCGTCGTAACAGCTAGAGAAGTCTTGAAGCCCCCGACGCCGCACGGCAGCGTGAGAGTCCCTGTATACATGATTCTGGTGGGCAATATGCCCATGATTCAGCCTATGGCTACGGCAAATGTCATCAAGGATATAGGGGAAAGCGTTTACGAGTCAGTCCGAAACATCTATAGCAAATACAATGACCTCATGTCCATCGTCCTGGAACTGGTGGCGCGGTCACGGAAGCCCCCTGTAACCATCACGTCGGCAGACGGCAAGAAGACCTTGCCGCAAGACCCCTATGTGACTGGTTCAGAGGTTTCCCTTCGGCCAGAGGAGAAGGTAGAAGCCATGAAACTCCTGGAGATGGCAAAGGACACCAGCCTCTATCTTCAGGTAGTCCTGGGCGAGATTCAACGAGGCACTCTTCCGCACACCGTCTATGGCGAACTGGCGTTCCAACTGAGCGGATACGCCATCAACACACTCAGTCAGGGCATAGAGACAGTGCTGTCCACACGGCTGGATGCCGTGGAGCAGGCGTACCTGCAGATAGGCAATCTGCTCACTGACCAGTATCAGACTGGCTACTTTGATGCCATGCAGCTTTCCGGCATGGAAAGCAATCGCAAATACTTCTCTCAGACCATTGCCCCTGAGATGATAGCGAACAGTTGCGACTACACGGTCAAGCTCGTGAGCCAGTTGCCGCAGGACGACATGACAAAGTACGGGATAGCTCAGATAGCCAAGGAGTTCTTTGCCCGACCTTGGATAAAGGACAACATTCTGGGCATACAGGACTCCGAGCAGACGGAGAATCAGTTCATGCTCCAGAAGGCACAGGAAGTCCTGCCCGAAGCTGGCCTCTTTACGCTGATGAAGGCTGCGGAAGACCAGGGGCATCCCGAACTGGCCTCATTCTACTATCAGGAGCTTTTGCAAATCCTGGCTGCAAAGATGGGCATACTGCCGCCGCAACAGGGCGGGCCCGGGCTTGGCGGCGGCAGTGCGCCAGGGAGAGGAACACCAGGGCAGCGGCCAGAGGTACAGCCCGAAGCGGCCAGAGGGACTCCGCCTTCGCCAGCGACAAGTAACAGCGGGCCTGGTATGATAGCCCCAGGGACACCACGCCCAGGAGCGCAAGGACAGCAAGCGTAAGGAGAAGAGACAATGCCTATAAACGACCCCAACGAACTCACGAAGCTCCAAGCGAGGATCCAGAATGCCACCAGCCTGGGAGAACTGAGCGACATCTATGCGAGTCTGAATACCGCCTATCAGGGCGGCGGTCTCTCGTATCAGTTTTACCAGGAGCTATACGACCTATACAAGGCCAAGTACGAGGCCGTGGCCTCTGGCGGCACAACGGGTGGCATGGGCGGCAACACGGGCGGGACGGGGCAGACAGGGACTTATTCAGGCGTAAAGGCTCTCACGCCTGAGCAGCAGAAATACTTGACTGAGGAAGACCCTGCTACCGCATGGAATAGGGCACTGAACCTGCCCAGTGTTGGGGCCAATCCGTTTCAGGCTTGGCAAAGCCAGCAGTCGAGGCCGGCGTACTCAGCCTACGCAGGCCAAGAGATTCTGAACCGCCAACAAAGGCTGACGCCCCAGAGTTTTCAGGCGTATATGGGGCCGCAAGGAAAGCAGGCTGGAGACACAGCCCTCAATGCACTTACAGGTGCTAAAGGCATGACCTCTGCTGGTCAAGGGGATTGGATGAGTCAGTTGGAGGGGCAAGATATTGGCGGTAGTTTGGCGGCCCTGTTCCAAGCTGCTTTACAGGGCAAAGGATATGCGAGTCCGTTTACTCGCGCTGCCACTCGCAATCTCCCTGGGTATCAGCAACAGTGGACTGCTGACACTGCTGCTGGCGGCGTTGAAGGTAGTCCAACGCTACTGGAATATCTTATGAAGCAAATGGGGCTGTGAGGTCAATATGCCTAACCCATTCGCAGCATTCACTGGAGATACCGCAGGTTTTTTTGGCGACAATCCTGAATCTGCGTATTACAGCTACCAGAACCAGTGGAAAACGCCGAATCAGAAGCGGCACTTCCAGTCGCAGTTCGCCAACATTCAAAACCAGTACCTGGGGCAGCTAGGCCAGATGGTGAAGGCTGGCGGGGCGCCCACTCTGCAATTCGCCAACTTCCTTGAACAATTCCCCTGGGCACAGCAGTTCCAATCCCAGACCCCTCAGCAGCGGGGAGAGGATATCAGCCGCTTCAATCCATTTACCCGATGGCTGGTGTGATAGATGGCCTACTGGGGACTGGTTGCAGAGGATGCACGGCGCAGGCGTAAGGCGCTAGCGTTGCAACCTCCATTGCCCGAAGTAGAGCAAACATCGCTTCAGCCCCCGCTTGGCCCTCTCGCCGTGCCCACGGGGACGACGGAGAAGCCGCCTGAGCCCGGCGAGAAACCCTGGTACATGAAAGGCCCGTCTGAGATTCCAGGTGTTCAGAAGGCAATAGATGTGCTGTCTCCCCCTGGAAGTTTGAGTCGCACCGTTGGGAGTGCTTTGACCACGCCACTTGGACAAGCAGAGGGAATATCACCAGCAGAGGCGCTTCAGCGTGAGTCACCAGTCTCGAAGGTATTGATGGGTCTGCCTGTTGGCGCACCCGTGGGCAGCCTGGCAGGTACAGCAGGACGTGGCGTGCTGCCGCAACTGGGCGCAGGGGTAGGCCGTGCCATCGAGACAGGCGGCGCAGCAGCAGGGATATCCAGGACGGCGGAGACCGTGGCGGCGAGAGCGGCGAAGAAGTCGTCTAGCGGGACAATAGGTTATGCTACGATTGACGAATATGAAGCGGCATTAGCCCGTGGCGACCCCAAAGCCCTTGCTGTACAAGCTAGATTAGAGGGTACGGCTAAACCGTCAGTTGCAAGAGCGGCACTGAAGCCCATTACGGAACCCGCCGCAAAAGCACCAACCGCTGCGGGGCGGAGGCCAGGAACGGCGACGGAAGACGTAATCTCTGGCGGCGATGCGATGGAAGCCGTTAGCAAGGCTAAAGGCAAGAGGCAGTCACCATCTGCGGCAGGCCAGGTCGGGAAAACCTCCCCCGTAGTCCCTGGCCTTGCCGCTTCTACAGAAGCGCAAATCGAGCAGGCCGTAGGGCCGCTTGCGTCAGCCGAGGAACGCCAGGCGTTTGTGGCGAAGCAGGCAGCAGGTGGGAAGCCGCCTATCAAGCCGCCTGAGCCACGTCAAGAGACGGAGACAGTGGCGAGCATAGCGCAATCTGGCAAAGGAGATGTTCCATCCATTGAGGCGGTGGCATGGAAGGACTTTGCCGCCTCCGCTGACCCATCGGGTGCGCCGCCTGTACGAAGGCCACCTACAGCTAAGGGGGCGAAGCCTCCTGGCGATGAACCTGACGACATCTTTGAGGCCGTGAGGAACCAAGCTACTAAGGGAGAGACAATATCCGAGACTTTGTTGCGCCGCCACGAAGCGGCTATCACAACAGCAGAGAATGAGGCCCGTATCCTGGTGGATGAAGGGGTCAAACGGTTCCGTGCGGCTGGCCTGGGAGCCATTCGGCAAGGGCGATGGGTTCCTGAGCAAAAAGATGTGGGTGTGATGGACGAACTGTTTGAGGCACTGCACAATCCCAGCAAGGTTGCAAAAGGTGAAACCAAAATCCCTGTAGGAATGGAAGGTGAGTATTCCCGCCTGCGGGGACTGACCAACTGGGAAGAGTCCATGAGGCTGGACTTTGACCCCGCAATGGCAACTGTGGAGGACTATTTCTACCGTGGCTGGATTGTTCCCAAAGAGGGAGCACCCGCAGTAGCCCAGGGCGTTCCCAGGGGACGGCTTGGTTCTGTGCCATCCTTCAAGAAACCCAGGGTGGACGCCACCTATCGGGAGATGCGGGATGCTGGTTTCGAGCCGATTTCATGGAACCCTTATGAGCAAGGGCGCATATCCAGGCTTCAGGGAGTGCGCTACCGTCAGCAAATGCAGTTGGTTGACCACCTGAAAAAGCTCGACCTTGCCATGACAGATGCGTCAGGACTGGCAGCCACGGGATGGAGGACTCCTAAAGTTGGGCCTGCTTTTGAAGGGAAGGTCTTTGCTACTACTGACGCCACGGGACAGCCAGTCGCCATGTACTCTCGTCGCTGGGTTGTCCCAGACGAACTGGCGGGCAGTTTGGAGAATATGTATGGGATAACCCACAACCTGGGCAATGTCCATGTGGGCAATAGGACATTCAACCTGAGCAAAGCCATTGACGCCGTGGTGTTCATTCCTAAGCGGATCAAACTCTTTGGCTCGGTGTTTCAGCAGATGGACTTTCTGACCAGAAGCTACGTGGGGGCCTGGTCTGGAATGGTGGATGCGCTTATGGCAGGACGGCCTATAGAGGCTGCTCGCCGCCTAGCGGTGTGGCCTAAGTCCGCCGCTGACATTGTTTCAGCAAACTTCCGTCCTGGAGCCAGGGCCGCTATCAGAGTGCAACTCAACAGCACTACGCCGCTTCTGAAAGACAGACCAGGCATACATCTGCGTGGCATCATGGAAGGTGGTCTGTCCACCATTGATACCACCATCTTGCCAAGCAACTTAGACCAGGTGGCACGGGTAGTTGCAGAGGAAGCGGGTTTGTTAGGAAACAAGGCGGTCAGGCGGGCCATAGGCAGCATGGAAAGCTCTATGAGACGGGGGCTGTTTGAGGGAGTTTATCCCGCTGCCCAGATAGCAGACATCAAGAACAATATCGCTCCTATGTTGGTGCGGCGTTACGGGAGTCTTTCGGACGAAGCCTTGAATGGCATGATTGCCAAGGTGACGAATAAGAAGTATTCCACAATTCCAGCATCGCAGAGCGTCTTGCAGAACAGGCCGCTCAGGGAGATTCTTCGTCGTGTGTTTTTTTCCATCAGCGAGTCGGAAGGGCTACTCAGACAGGCAACAGGGGCTATTCGAGGCCCAGAAGCGGGCTACTGGCGTGAGCATTGGCTAGGAGCCTACCTTGGTCTTATCGCCCTTGCGAGTGCCATCCATTATGCCTCTACGGGAGAGGCGCTGCTTTTGACCGATGGAGTCCTATAT